TTCAGTTTAAACTCATTCTTCTCATGTAAACGATCAATCCGTCTTTTTACTTCTGGATCGTCACACACTCCTGTACGGATGTATTTATCTAATACTGCATAGGTGAATCCAAAGTTATCTTCGTCTGATTTACCGCATAACCCATCTGATGGTGTTTTCTCTATATATTTTTTAGGTAGTCCTAAATAATAACCGATTCTTTTTACTTCACTCTTTGTGAACTGAGCCAACGGTGAAAAGTCCCCTGCTGCGTCACCATATCTAGTGGAGTATCCGATGTAATCCTCAGAAAGATTACATGTATTAACCACTCTTCCATTGTGTGACTGTGACACCCCGTATAGAGTGGTCATTCTTAGTCTAGGAGCGAGATTAATTAATGTCTGATCTGTTACATTAAATGCAGCATCAATTTGATCAATAATATCATCATAAGCTGATCCAATATTAATAGTAAGATAATCAATGTTTAATACATGCTGGCAAATATCATAAGCCACATCAATATCATCCTGTTTATAGTTCGGCATGATTACTCCGAGAACTTTGTCAGCTCCAACGGCTTCCACACATAGCTCAGCAGCTACTAAAGAGTCAACGCCACCGGAAATACCTACTATGAGATTACATCCAGGACCATTCTCTTCTCTCCAATCTCTAATCCACTGAATACAATCATTTGTTGCTTTTTCTACATTAAACATTCTGCTCCTCCAATTTCCACAGTTCTACTTCAAAACTACTTAATTCTTCTTCTATAATCTTATAAACCACTTCCCAGTCTGCTCCTCCTCTTCCGCAGCCTATTTTATATGGGAGTGCAATGGTTGTCTTGTGAGGTCTGTTATCAGCATCAAACCAATAAACAGGTATTTGTTGTCGAATAAAATTTAATCCTTCTCGAAAAGCTTTAACATCAGTATACTGTTTTCCATCATATCCATACTTGTCTTGTGCAAATAAGGACAATATCTCTTGATTTTTCCTTCTGATAAAGTACTCGTCATATGTTCCAAGAAGTAATTCTGGATTAAATTCACGTAATTTACAAACGTTTCTATAATGTATATAAATACCTTCGTCATAATCTCTTAATGCTTTAGCAACTCCAGTATTCATTTCTCCTTGGCAATTAACTTGATGAATTATATAATCGGTCTGTGCATCTACAATGTTACCTTCAATAATTTTAATCATAAATCTTTTCCTATAAATCCTGAAATGTAAACTTCTCGCCACAGGAGCAAATCACTTCTCCAATAGTTCCGATTGATGTTGGTGTAAAGCACCATGTAAGAGAGCCGCCTATGCAACCATGTCCCATTGCTCTCTGTTCCATAGTTTTCAAACCATGTTTCTCAGCATCATGTTTTAATTCCCACTCTCTGATTTTCTCTTGTTCTTTTTCTGAAATTGGAAATCCTCTATACAGATCCTCTTTTGCTTCTTTTAACTCGGTTGCCATTCTCTGCATTTCTGAATCTTTATAATGCTCATCTTTGAGTTTTTTATTTTCTTCTTCCAGATACTCAATACGTCTCTCTTTGTCAACTGTCTTGTCAATAATTCCTTGACAAAGATCTGAGATTGATGCGTTAAAAAAAATCATTTAATTCCCTCCATTTAGTCTATTCCTGATCTTTTTGAATGTTTCTACATAACACATTTCACCATCTTTAAATACAGTTTTTAATGCCCCATCATAAACAAAGCTGTCATATCCATCTCTGCACCTTAATTCTCCATTTTCATCGTAATATACATGACAACATCCTTTATGAGATTTCTTTAAATGGCTTACATCTGTCTTTGGATCTTTGTAAATCATAATCGGTTGTCCGTTAACTTCTCCAAATGTAGCTTTCATAGCAATGCCGAACATATCTCTGGTTACAACGACCATACGTCCATCAGGTTCTACAACTGCCGAGAAACAAAAAGCCCCAACTCCAAATACAATGTTGTTTGCAGCGAATCCTTTCTTCTCAAGTTCTTCCCATACCTTTTTTACATTGTTAAGAGTACAGCCATCACCATAGATAATTCCAATATGAGGGTCCAGTACTTTGTAACCTTTGCTATTTACTGATCCTTCAAATGTATTCCAGAGTTTTTCGATAGTCTTAACTGAAATCTCTACCATATCACCAGAATCCGGACGAACCAAGAGCTTACCATTGTGCTGCATAATTTCTTTTTTGCAAGCTGGAAGAATATTGTCAATCATGTTCCAGTAATCATATGTATCAGATACCATGCTGAAAGATGCATTCGGATATAATTCTGTAAGTAGTCTTTTCACAAATGTAATTTCGTCTCCGTCCACAGCATAATTTGAAGCCATGACCGCATGTTCGGTAGAAATCGCACCAATTCCAATATGACTCACGCTACAGTCATTGAAATAATATTTGTCCAAATAATCAATTGCCGGGATCGTACTTGTCTTATCAAAGGATAATAGCCAAGCAACGGAGCATCTCTCTGCTTCTTCCATACAGGACATTCCACGCATTCCAAAGTCTGAGCAGGCCATTTCAGGTCTTAAAATGTCGTCGCAGGTCTTTTTATAGTAGAAATTTGCCAGTTCTCTGTACATATGTCCAATTGTTGCATGAGCACACGGCTTCCAAAGCTCAACCTGCAGAATACACTCAATCCACTGCACAACCCATGCAAAATCTGGATGTGTATTCGTGATTTCAATGCATGGCACTCCCATAGGCACTAATGTACCTTCCGGTAATGCACGGATCTGAATCGGAAGATACCCTAATTCGTGAAGTTTAAGGATTGGAGAAATATCGTAATTTCCTTCTCCTAACTGAATGTCCATACTAATTGTATAAAGTTCTTGAACTTCATCAGTGCTTAATTTAAAGAAATCTCTTTTAAAATATGTAATAAGATATTCTTTAATAAAAGCCTGCAGTCCGAAGAAAACCATATGATCCTGCTCCTTTAACATTGATCTTCTCGGAGTCCAATAAGAGACTAACTTCGTCAATCCTCTCGGAAACATATTGTGGTGTACTTGTTTGTAAGTATCGCTTAACAGAATTGCTAAGGTATCCATTATTTTTTATCCTCCTCTTTGTCGTTTACAACTTTATCAATCTGATCAGTAATGTAATCAATAACATCCTTGCCGGTTTTCCCAATTGCTTGAACATTGTCCGATGTTAGTTCATTTGCAACCATCATTGTATAAACGGTTTCGGTAGTTGGTGTAAGAACTGTTAAAATTACAGAAATAATCCCAATTGAAATAAATAACTTGAATCCATTCTTTGTTAAATCATCAAATCCTATCAAACATATTGCAAATGCAGCTACTGCAACAATCAGAAATAAAGTCCCCACTGCATCTGCTCTACTTGCAAAATAAATCGTCCAAGGACTAATCATCGGCTTCATAATGCCTCCTTATCTAAACCTCTCAACAAGTTCAATCTTAGGACTTTCCAGATTTGTCAGAATCGTATCTGTCGTATAAATCTTCTCAATCAATCCATTATTTTTCAGAAGTTCTCCTTCATAAATAGTATTCTCACAATGAGTAATATAAAGATAAATCTTACCTACACCGGCCTCTTTCAGCTTTTTAGCACTATAATAAAAAGTACCACCTCTGCTGCAAATGTCATCTACAATAAGAATGTCTTTACCTGGTAATTGATCAATTTCACCAGATAAATCTAAACCTTTAATCTCTCCGGTCTCCCAATCTCTATTCTTAATACCGAAAGCATATGGAAGATGTACTGCTGAAGAATATCGCTTCATGGATCCCGCATCCGGATAAAACATCATAAGGTTATTACTCGCAATCTTCTTAACAGCATCCTCAATCATTCGATTCGGGGA